CCAAATGTTTCATTTTGGACTTGATAGACCTGATTCTTGATACCATTAAGCGTTTGATGAATCGCCGCATAACCTGTCATCCTTGTCATTAACATATACCTCAACGCATCGTATGCGTGGTCTTCTGCTTTTGTGTCCACGTCTTCGCTGTTAGTCTTGGAAAGAGGAATTGCTGCCAATTGCTTGACAGTGTTGCTACAATTAGAAAACACTCGTAATCTCGGTTCATTTGTTCTTGGGTCATCGGCAAGCCTACGATGTATTTCCATTTTACCTTGTATTCTATTTCGATCTGAGGGAGTCCAACGAACTCCACATCTCATCATTGTTTCAGCTATAGAAGGACCAAAGCCTGTCTTGTTCCAACATGATGAGTCTAATACTGTGTAGTGAGGTAACGGATCTAATTGCTCCGCTTCTAGTATTCTATCGGCTAATTGCTCCGCTGTCAACTGTTTTACGTATAATTCTCTATAAATCCAGATATTATTATCCCAATCAATAGCACCCCAAAGAACGCAAGAAGGACTCGCATACCCGTAGTCAGCCGCCCTGATGCGGGGCCAGTTGGTAGGTAAGTCAAAACTTTCCACAACATGTTTAGCTCTGCTAAATTCTGGGAAGGCTGCACCATCGGCTACATCCCAATCCCCTTCAAGTAATCTTTTACGTTCTATCTCTGGTAGTGAACGAAGCATAGCTTCATATTGTCCATCAGCCATAAGGAACGGGTTGTCTGTTAGACGTGCAGGAATAAACCTACGATAGAATAAAGGTTGTCCTTCCTTTTCGTGTCCTTGCGGCCACAAGAAAGGTTTACCTGTTTCGACATCTGCTGCAGGAAACGGTTTGTTGTGTTCACCTACGTCAATGTACATCTTCTTGATCCACCAGCCACCTATTCCTCCGGGGTTGGCTGTACACCTCATATACAGACTTTGCTGTAGTTCTGGGTCGGTGCTTCTTAATCTTGATCTCAGGTAGTCCCACACGTAAGGTGTTGGGTACTGGGTTATCTCGTCTATGCCTATCCAGTTGAAAGCTTGTCCTTGAAATCGGGTTACATCTTTGTCTTTGTCTAGATACGTAAACCAAATGGTAGCTCCCGATGGGAAGTGCCACGTTGACTTTGATTCCCTGAACTTCGCTCCGGGGAACGCTTTCGGGTAAAGCTGTCGTGACTTGTCAATTAACTCAGTAAGTTCGTCAAGAGTACGCCTGAGAAGAAGACCCCTATGATTAGGATTAGTGCAGTAACGAAGCGGATCTGCAAGCAAGGCGAAAGATTTTCCCCCACCAGCAGCACCTCCATAGAGTACATCTCTTTCGCTAGACGAAAGGAACTCTTCTTGAGGTCCTTCATTCGGCTGAAACACCACTTCCCGATTTCCCACGAGTTCTTGGACAGGTGGAGGAAGTGTTGATAACTCGCCTGTATCGATAACGGTAGTTGTATCCCCTTTAAGAGCTTTCTCAACCTTACCAACTTTCTCTTCAAGCTTTCTGGCATATCTTCTTTTACTTTCTGCTACTTTAGTTACTTTCTCTGCACGCTTCTTTGCGTCACGTAATCTCTTTTGTGTCTGTCGTCTGGCTTGTTCGGCTCTGGACAGAAAATATCTTTGCTTTGGTGCGTTCGGGTCTTTCTTAGGTCGACCACGACCACGCTTCGGTTCAGCTTCCGTCAATGACCACTTCTTTCTTTGGTGGCAACAACACAATACCATGTACTGCTTGTACATTTACGTTAGTTGTTTCTTGCTTTCCCAGTCCTACCCTGTTTAACAGCGATTCTGCAGCCCTGAAGCGTAGGTCGTCACCTCTTTCGGGTACGGGGTTGTCAATTGTGCTTACCAAGCGTGTAGCAGCCTTAAAAGCGTTCATAGACAGTACATTCTTTGTACGGTTGATGATCTCATCGGCTAAACTGTTCTTTAACCACGTCACACTACCCTTAGCATAGCCCGCTTGGAGTGCTGCATCGGTGACATTGCCACCATTCTCGAACAGATTAGTTAGGAATTCTTCTTGTTGGGGCGTTATTTCACGCTGGGAAGTCTTTTTTGGGAGTAAATTTGTCACAACGGTACGCTCTCGCTTCCATGTAAGGCTTATATGCAGGTAATTCCTGCTGTATTTCGTATATTCGTGCTAAACACTCATCGTGAGTAGCGTATGGACCTCGTGTATCTACTAATTCTTCGCAATTTGCATTCATAGTAGGCTGTCCTAGTAGACAAATTAGTACAAATGCTTCAAACACGAGTTATTTCCTTGTTTTAGTAAGTCAAGATCCTTAAAAGTTGAGCCAAAGCACGAGAAAGGAGCGGTTGCTGCTGCTCTAAACTGGTCTTGATACCTAGATTATACGTACAGAATACTCTAATGTCAAATAAAAAAAAATTTATGACGAATTTACTTGACTTTTCCGTCAGGATGGATACAATCGGAGTAGATCCTCCGGGGAAATACACCTACATACACACAGGGATATCCTAAAGGGTGCGACCAAAGGGTAACATCGCAGTTATCCACGAGGGTGCAAATAACCTGTACAACTAACTCATTCAGATAAAAATATGGCGACATTGCTAGCAGATGCCCGGGGGGGTGGGGTGACCCTTACGCACGCCCACGCTAGAAAATTATATTTATTTATTTTTAAATTGCCTAATTTTACCCCTTTGCCAAGCCAATCAAGCACCACAGGAAAGCCAACCGCCCTAAAAGCCCAAGATGTTCCATTGCATGACGCACACATAACGCACGTAAAAGGTTACTATTTTTTTAATTATACAAGTAAAGCCCAAAACTTTTACATTGCTAGCCCGATTGCGAACAAATACCAAAACAACAACCCGCCAAGAAACCCAACAAAACCAACGCTTTAAATATTATTCTAGTTTGCTCAACAAAAAACCCCCCAAGAACTAAATCAAGGGAGGTTTTGAGGGGAGGAAGTAAAGTTATTTAATTCAAATTCATAAGAATGTAAACATCATCTTTAATCTTTTGTTTAGTGGTTTTAGTATCTTCATTTAGAAACTCTTTCCTATATCTTGAAGTTGTATTGGAGTAATTCCAGCAAGTACGATCAAGAAACGTTAAACCATTAACTTTGACGGCTACAATAGAATTATATGATTGGAATATCTCTGCACCATTTTGCAAAGTAATTCTAAATTGATTTGCAATTGGATTGCCTGACCTATTGCTTTTAAAGTTCTCAACTTTTGCAATGTTTCTGTATTTATCTATTCTATTAGGCATGTTTTCAAGTGCGATAGTCATTAGTTTTTTCCTTTCAAATTAAATATATATTTAGCTTGTTCTTCTTTAGAGAGTTTATCCATTGAAATATATTCAACACCATTATTAGTTAATTGAACGTTAAATTCATCAATAACACTAGTATAATGATTAATAATATTATAGCTTTCAACGGGCTTTTGTGTTTCCAAATCAACTAAAACATAGTCTGTATTATATAAAGTCATCTATTTGTTTCCTTTCTCAATAATAATATAATTACCTTTTAATCTTGTTTTACTAGATACACAACTGGAGCAAATAACAGTTTCATAATCTTGTTTCTTTGCTTTATGGAAATGTACCTTTTCTTCTGAATAAGTAGGAATTGAAAAGACTTCTTTAGTCCTGCAAGTTTCACATTCAAAATAGTAAGCCATGATCAACCCCACAAACTAGAGAAACTAGTATCCAAACCATGATAACTAGCCAAGCAATAAGCAAGAGTAAAACCGCAACAAATCCATTTGAACAAGTCCAATAGTTCTTTTAAAAAGTAAGCCATAATTAGTTCCCTTTCTTTTCTGCAATTGCATCTTCAATATCTAATTGACCATGCAAGCCCAATTGATAAAGTGCTTTTTTCATTTCTTCCTCTTCAAAAATAACACCTATTCCTTGATCAACTAAAACCCTATCTTTAGAAACTGGTTCATCTACCTTTGCAACTTGATCATTCACATTAGGTAAAATCTTCAACATCTGATCTTTATGGCAAAATATTTGATGCTTAAATTCTTCACTAGTACGACCATTATAACGACCAACAACTTCAACCATGCAACAACTATCCATTATTTTAAATTGAATAGTTAGTTCACAGTCATTGACTGCATTAAATTTTTTATTGTTAAAATCGTATTCGCTTTTTATTAAATATTGTTTTGTTTCCATTGTTGGAATTCCTTTCACATTTAAATTAAGGTTTAAAAAACCACGCTAAGATTGTTCCTAGCATGGTTAATTATAATCTTATTTAAAAAACTAAGTCAACTAGATAATTTATTTACCAAGTTTCTATCCATCGTATGAAATGAAAGCGGATAAGCTTTATAATATTTATGCCTATCACCTTTTATTTTAATTGATTGAACATATCCCTTTTGTTTTAAAATGTTGATGTATTGACGTACTGTGTTAAATGATTTCTTATGTGTCTCACTTTGGTAAACGTCAACAATCCTAGACATGGCGTTATCTCTTACAACTTTGTAAACTTGAAATTCTCCACGTGTCAGCGTGTCATTGCCTTTAATTTTAAAGGGATTGTTTTTATTTTCCCTATTAGTAATTACGCTTTCCAATGTAGGTTCAAAAACTTTAAATTGATCCGCCAACTGCAATGCAAGTTCATGGCATCTGAAACCCGATCTATGACCTTTATTTTTGGCGTTACGTGAAACAACTTCCAAGCTTTCAAGAAGTGTTGACATTTTATTTAAGTGTAATCTTTTCATGTTTTTATTTCTCCTAAAAAAGTAGTAGTAATACCAAAATTACTGCTATTACTACAAGAGTTCTATAGAGCAAAAACGCTCCCGTTAAACCATTATCCATTTAGGCACTAGCCATTTCTAAAGATTGCCAAGCATCTGAAGTAAGTAATTCCCTTACTACATCTGCTCTTTGTCTTTCCACGTTTGGTTTATTGGCATTGGTGCGACCACCATTAATAGTTTCTAATTTATGAGTTTCAGGATTATACCTTTCCACCTTATAATCTGTGTGTGTCGACCAATGAGTTAAGGCGTTATAAGCTCCCCAAAGTGTAGAACCTAATTCCTTTTTCTCTTCATCAAATAAGCCAAGCAAGTAATTAAGCTTTGTTTCATTTACGGGATTGACGCCAACTTCAGCAGATTTGGTTTTCTTGGTACAAATAGTTTCTTTTAACATATCAGCAAATTGTTGATCTGTGATTTGGATACCTCGCCAATTCAACATCAAGTCTTTTTGGTGCGACCACATTGACAAACCCAAACCCGCTTTTTGAACCATTGCAGACGGATTAAGATTTAAGGTATGTTTCTTCTTTTGATGATAAGATTTTTCCCCGCCAAAAACTAAAGTATTTCTACATAGATTGCGATAAGCTCCGCTAAAAACTTGGAAAGCCCAACTAGTATCAACAGAATTAAATATATCAATTCTAGCCTTTACTATATCTCTATCATTAGAAACGGGAACGGCTAAATCATCATAGTAAATAGTTCTTTGAGCTTGTAAGCCACCATTGATAAGCTTATCTACTACTCGCACATTTGTTTTAGGTAAATCTGTTTTATCTAAAATGTTAGCTTGCAATGCAAATAAATCTTGGTGAGGTACAAGTTTATAAGTATCTGCAATTGGTCGAGATTGTAAAACTTTATTCAAGCTTTCATTATATAAACCCGAATATCTTTCAAGCTTAACTTGGTTACCAACTCCATACTCATCTTCATCATAAGCATACAATGGAATTCTTTTTATCTTTGCATTGTCTTCAAATAATGAAACATCAAAAGGATTTGAATGTTCATGTAGTTCGTTGGATTTAAGATTAGTATCTTGATCTATGGTTATTACGCTATCCATAATATTTTCTCTTTCTACACTAAAAGTGTTGTTGTTAAACTACCTTAATTAGTAGCTAGATAGATTTGTAAACTATCTTAACTAGATAAACAAGCAGAAAATTTATTTTTGTTTTTTAATTTTTTTCTCTTTTTGGCTAAAAAATCTGAAAAAGCTTTATTCAAATTCAAGGCTAACTTGTGGGTAGGTTCGACGGATACATGATCAGTAGAAGTCAAAAAGTTAGTGTCGGATTTTGCTAAATGTATATCTCCACGTGTCTCGATCCAAACTTTAGCTCCACAAGACAAAGGTTTATCAGGCGAATAAACTAACTCCATCTCCCCAACTACCTTAACTCTAGTAGCATAGGTATTCTTCCCACCTTGTTTGATTGTGAATACGGGATTACGATCACCTGATTTAGCATTGGCTTTGATCACGTGTTGGTTTACGTGGATACGTGCTATCTTATTCTGCATTGTCTATCTCCTTCTTCCAATCTGCAATTTGATCTAAAGTTTCACTACAAAACAAATTCACTTCAACAGTATGGTTAGTTGAATTAGCTATTCTATCTAGATAAGTTGTTAACTTGGATACAAGTATCTCACTTGGATACACACCTTGCCTAAGTTCCTTTTGAATATATGCTTTATTAATCATGTATGCTCTCTCATGTATTCTGAGTGCTTGTTCCTCAACTAGATTAACTTGACCATCATACTCGCTTTCTGCTTTTTGGATAGCGTCTTCATCTGACATACCCTCTTCCATAAGCTGAGTTACTCTATCTTCTATTTGGCTTTCGTGGAAATGTTCTCTACTCATTTGCAAAAACTCCACAACCAATAGTATAGATAGCCTGATCATCAAAACCTCTGATCAAAAGACTAGCTATCTTTCTTCTTGTTAATGGGGAACAAGCAAACCCAAAGTAGGCAAACTTTCTTTGTATGTTATCTATCTTATCTTCCATTCGATTTCTCCTATAAATTTTGAATGAAACCAACAGTTACTACAGATAGATTACCTAGTCAAATTATTTTTCGCTTTAACTTATCTACTCTTTCAGGTGCAAACTCAAGCAGATAGCAGATAGCACAAAGAAGTCTACCTAAGCTAAAAACATCTCCTCTATCTCCACACTTGTCACACATGTATCCATGATCGTTAGTGTCACGTTTTGCTAAATGTTTAGTGTTCATTTTTGCTATTCCTTTTTGACGTCAACATATACTCTCAAACACTTAGACTTACTGATAGGTTGACCATACTGATGCACTTTCCAACCCTCTGTCCTTTTAGTTTCTTCATCTAAGTACTGACCTTTAACACGTAGCTTGTAGCTCTCCTTATTCAGATAGCCTTTCATCTTCTGTACAAACTCTCTTCCCTCATCATCGTTAGGTATCTCGCTAAACACATAGGCATGACCATTTGGGCATTTGTCGTTAAGCATTTGAGAATAGAGCATCATTCGATTTCTAGCTTGCTTTAGATCAAATATAGCGTCATCTCTTTGTCTCTCTATTTCACCAACACCATGATCATCTCTTTCTAGCTTATCTAAAAGCCTAGTGTTTTCTAGCTTTAAATTTTTGTTTTCCTTCTCAAGTGTCTCGATCTTTTTCCAAGCAACATTGTAAGCATCTGCCGTTACAGTAGGTTGACTGTTCAGCTTTCTGATTGAGTTCTCTAGAGAGATTATCCTATCTTTGTATT